TTGATCCAGAAGCTGTAGAAGTAGTAGCACCATCTTTATACCATTTGATTGTTCCTAAAGCAGTTAATGCTGAACCAGTTACTTCTGCACCTCCTTGGTAAACTCGGGCTGTTAATGTTGTAGCAATATCAGTATTTTTAAAGATTGTCCCATTCGATGATGAAATTACAATTACTAAAGCATCTTTTCCATTAGATCCATTTACTCCTTGTCTTGAAACAGAATAAGATGTTGTAGACTTCCCGTCACTGTAAGTTACCACTGTCTTTGTCCATAGATATGATCCTTGAGCAACATTTGGGATTGTTGAAGACCATGTACCGCTAGGAGTTGTAGTTCCACTGGTACTTGCTTGATATGTTACCTCTGTTTTAGAAACCGTAACAGATGAACCATTTTTAGCGTTATATGAAACTGAGTATGCAGTTGTAGACTTCCCGTCACTGTAAGTTACCACTGTCTTTGTCCATAAATAAGCCCCTTGTCCTACTGTTGGAACTGTAGATGACCATGCACTTGTAGGTGCAGTTGTACCACTTGCACCAACTTGATAAGTGACTTCAGTCGATTTAATTGTAACTGATGTCCCGTTGCTTCCTCTAAATGCAATAGACCAACTAAATGTTTTATTAATTGTAATTTCCCCGATTTTTACAGGAATGATAACACTTCCACTTTTAGTTAAAGCGGATGTTGCTGTAATAGTTAAAGTAGGTACAGGTGTTTTCCCGTCGCTGACAATTGATAAACCTGTAGGACAAGTCACATCCCCAACTTCACAATTTACAACATTTTCTCCTTGTAAAGCTTGAACTTGACAAGTTGCTGTTTGTGTTCCATCAACAGCCGATGTAGTTCCTAAAAAAGTATGATTCTCATTCGTTAATACAACGGTAAAACCATCTGTTAAATCTATCAAATCAATTTGTGCACTTGCTTTAATTGCCATTTTATAATCTCCTTTTATCAATAATCAAAATCACAAGTAAATGTACTTTTAATGTATACATCCCTTGTTGTTATAGTCAAAATAAAGCCATTATCACTAATGCGTTCATCTGTTGATAACAGCTCTTTAAATTCATCTTCATTCATTCTTTTTACTTTCCAAATGATCCTTGCATTTTTACCAAAAATATTATACATATCATTTGAATTTTCAATTCTTTTATCTCCAACGATAATTGACACGGTAAAAGTTGTAGAGATATCGCTGTTTTTAAATGATGTCCCGTTTGAACTGCTGACATGTAATACAATTGCGTCTTTACCATCTCTTAAATTGATACAGGTAACCTCACAAGTTGCTTTTACACTATTATTGATATAGCCGTCAAAATAGTATGTCTTCTTATCTATAAAATCCGATGATTTGACTAGTAATTCCTTTTCTTTTGAAAGTATCTCTCCATCTTGTGCATACCATATAATTTCAAATTTTGAAGTGATATCAACTCCATTGTTCTTAATCAAAGCTGTTAGAATCGTTTGATCATCATCGTTTTTAAATAAGATACCATTGTTAGAAATAATATTTGCATCATAAATTTTATTTTGTGCTATTAGATCCTTCATCTCGTTTAACAATGAAGAATTAACTTGAGATTCAAGTTCCTCAAAATTATCAAATGTCGTTTTACAATTATCTTTATTTACAAAAGAAATTTGTTGCTCAGTAATACGGGCCTTTAAATACAAAGTTGGTTTGTATTCACTGTCTTCAATAACAAATGTATCCCCTATATCAGCATCAATATAGCCATCAACTGTATACGATACCTGAGGTATGCAGTTCTTTTTTAATTGTGCAAGAGCTTGGCCATATAATGTGTTTACATTATCCGTATCATAAGTCCATACTTTGCAAATATAACGACCGTTTATATCAGCCATCAATGTTGAAGGGAATCTGTCTCTTGCTTGAGGAGCTAGAATTTCAATAGTTCCTTTAGGGCTAGAATATTCTAAATTTCCATTTGCGTCAAATTCGCTTTTATCAAGATCCGCTAAAGTCAAATCATTATTGCCTGTTGGTCTAATAGCAGTGTATAACTCAGTAATATCACTTTTTTTCGATATTCCTTTTATATCATTTCCATATTTGATAGTACCTTGTTTTGTTTTATCGGAGCCAATCCCTTGATGATTGTCATCATGTTCTCTATAGACATTCATGACTATTCTTTTAAGTGAATAATCCTTATCCAATTCGGTTACAAATTCAAGCTCAGTATCAAATACATTTGCTAGAGAAAACAGTCTGGCAAGAATAGTATCCGTACCTTCCCATTCGTTTGTTATACGTTTGTCACTGACTTCATTTATTCCTATTTCAAAAGGCTTTTCAAAGTTGAATGCTGTAATATACTGCTCAAACGACATTGCACCAGACGCCTTATACGAACCTGTTTCTTCATTTGTTAATTCAAGAGATAAACCATATGCAGTAACTGTTGTATATATCTCATCTCTATCAACATCGACAATATTTAAATAATATCCTTTATCTTTATATAAAAACGATATTTTGTTTCCTACTGTCAAAAATTGAGCATCCTCATGATCAGTAAATGTTTTGAATGAATAAGTATATGCTGCACCTTTTAAATAAGTGTGTAACTCATCATCCCAATAGTGCATTGCTTTTTCAATTGAATTATCAAGAAAAGCGCATACTTCATCATATGCGCTCAAAACTGCAATTCTAATATATTCCATTTTCTACAACCACGCCTCTCTTATTCTGACTTTTATTGTTGGTTGAGTTTTTGTCCACTCACTAACGTAGAATTTGATCTTTGTTTTTCCTGGGGCTGCTTTGAAATATTGAGTACCTAATATCTCTTCACTTTGTTTTTGCATTCCATTGACGAAAAAATGTGATGTCTCACCATCAATAGAAAGAACCGAGTGTTTTGAATATCTGTTGGGTACATCGTTCCATTTATCAACATGCATTTTTTGGATATAGAAATTATCAAACCCTGCATAGTACATGAATTTGTTGCCATTTCTATCACCCCATTGTTTTATGGAAATTTGAACTTTTGCACATTTCATATTTTCAATTTCAGGAACTGTGTAAGTGTAATACTTTCCATAATAAAAAAAGGTTATTCTTGAACCTTCTTTACGTAAATCACAATGCCCCCAATCCCAATACCAGGGATTTTGAGATTGTAAATGCGAAGTTGTATAATTCCATGTTTTTAATACTTTTCCAGCCATGGCATCTGAAGATTTAACATCAGGATTATAGACAACAAAATCATATGAAGCTGTATTTCCAACGGAGTCCGTTTTATACCAGTTACACCCTGCAATAAGTTTATTGTCCTCGGTTAAAAAACTGATAGACATTTCACCAGTTTGCCCCATCACATTTGCATAAAACAAAAGATGAAAATATGAATACCAATTTTTACAACCTGTATCTCCATTTGAATCTGCGGGTAAAATGAACGTTCTCATTCCTCCATTTGCTGAACCTTTTTTTGTTCCGACACTGCCAAATTTTAAAAAGGTCTTGCCATGCCAACTATCGGTGGCAAGTGTTCCGCTTGTCCCGTACAATGGGTGCATAGCATCTTTACCAGCAGTATCATCCTTTGCGTTTATAAAATCATTCAAAGTAGCCAATGTTTCATTTTGTTGATAAACTGTTCCATCCACCTCATCAATTTTACCAAACTCCATAACACCATGTTCGGATACAATTCCTAAATATCCTGTTTCGGCATTGTTGGTTACTTCATAATCAATAGTAGCTGATTCAGTTCCATTGTTTTGAACGTTGACAACCAATTCATCATCTTCAATAACACCTTCAAACTCTTTTAAAACAGTTGAATATTTGCAAGGATCAGCGCAATAGATTTCAAACTCACCGATAACGCTATTTTTCCCGGGTTCGATGTCTGTATTTCCTTCTTTTGTTCCAATAAAATATTTATCAGGTTCATCGTTGAAAATGATTTTAACTTGTTCTGCACTTAAAATTTGATTCATTCTATTGAATGCTTCTCTAAATTTTCTATCAGTATCACATATCAATTGAAATTTTACTATGATTGTACGAGATGGATATGTCTTATATTGATATTTAGAACCACTAATTCCATCAACAGAGGAACTTTTAATAGAAGCGGACAATAATTCACGTCCGCTCACATTTAATGTTCTATACCCTTCTATTTCGTTTTCAAGATAAACTCCGTTATATGACATTGCTTCAGCTGGCAGAAACGTTTCTACAATATCATCTACATCTATGAATTTATAAGACATCAGTTTTCACCTCTCAATTTTTTTAGAAATTTTTCATCTTTTTTAGCATTTTCCTGATCGTACTTGTAAGTTTCTTTACTTAACGTTTTTCCATCCATTTCATTTGTAATTGTGAAATAGTATTCATTCTTGCTGTTATCTCCGCCGTTAGAATTAATATAGTCGTCATTGTAATCAACGTAATGTTCTACGCTTGCAACTCCCATATCTCCAGCAAAGGAATATTGCATTCCTAGATTACTGATATCACCAACATACGATTGTACAGTATTGAATATTTTTTGAGCTTGATTTCCAATCAAACGAGTATAACCACCGATACCTTTAGCAACACCAGTATCAAGCATTCTACCTACCCATTTACCCCAACGGGATGGTGAATGAATTCCAAAGAATCCTAACACTTTATCTTTGAATGAGCCTAGAGCTTTTTTAGCTGCGTCCCATAATTGACCTGCGGCACTTGAAATTCCTTTTGCGATTCCTTTGATGACATTAACACCAACTTCCAACCAGTTTGTATCTTTAAATGTTGAGATAATCTTTTTAGCAACTTTGGCTACACCTGAAACAACATGAGGTATCGCTGAAATCAATCCTGAAGCTAATTTCAAAATGATTTGAACACCTGCAGTCATGATTTGAGGAAGATTTGTAATGATTGCATTTAAAATCGCTCTTATCAACTCAACTGTAGCATTGATTATTTGTGGTAAATTATTGATTAAGCCACCAACTAATGTATTGATGATTTCTACCGCACCATTAAGGATCGTTGGAAGATTTCCGCTAATTGTATCGATTAACGTTGTGATAATTTGAATTGCTCCTACGACTATTTGTGGTAGCATTTGAACAATACCGGTAGCAATATTTTGTAGAATTTGAACGCCCATTTGTATCATTGTAGGCAGTTGTGTTTGAATCGCTGTTGTAATATTGGTAATCATAGTTTGAATTCCTACCAATATTAAAGGCATATTATCTAGGATACCTTGTGTAATTGAAGTAAGCACTTGTAGTCCCATTCCTAATAACTGTGGAACTGCATTTAATATTGCGCCACCTAAAGTACCAACAATTAGCAATGCGCTTTTAACAATTGATTGAGCGTTAGCTGATATTCCTTGAATAATTGAATTTAATATCTTCATACCTGCATTTACAACAAGTGGTAATGTTTTGGCTATTCCGACTGATAAGTGAACTAGTAACTGTGCTCCTGAACTTGCTAACATAGGCATTTGACTAGTAATTCCTTTTACAAAATTACTAATCACTTTAGGTGCCTGTGTAACAACCGTGGCAATCATTTGATCAATTTGACTTCCAAATTGATTATTTACAATTCCTAAACCAGCAACAACTAATCCTAAAATAGCTGTAGGTCCTACTGATTTCATAGCAATTGCAAATACTTTAGTTAATCCTGTCGTCATTGTTGACATAGCTTTCATACCGACATCCGTTGATTTTTTTAATCCTTTGCCGATTCCTGAACCCATCTTCATGAATTTGTCAGGAATTCTTGAAGACACTTTATCGAATGCATCCCCTAGTTGTTGAGAGATTAATATTCCATTCATTTTTATTCCCAACAAATTTCCAAGTACCCTCTTTTTAACTGAGCTAGGCATTAATTTGCTCACGCTATCATTAAAAATCATTGATTTTATTTTCATTGTTTCGAGACCATCTGCAAATTGTTGAGTAGATTTACTTAACTTTCCAAATGAATCCGCACCATACAATCCATTGAATGCGCCTTTTAAAACGGTTATTTTTTCTCCTACAGCACCAATAGAAGCCTCGAGTCTAGCGGTTTTATTTGATAATAGGTCAAACCCTCCGCCTAAAGCTTTTATATAATCAACACTTCCAGTCGCTACAGTCAGTCCAGCTAAAATAGATCCTGTCTGCATAGCTAATCCCTTAAGGTTATCAAAATTTGCAACAGCCTGTACTAAACCTCCGTTAAACTTTTTAGTACCATCATCTAAT